GACGTCAAATGTATCAAAGGATACTACAACATCAATAGAAAGAAACTCCTCCATATCCTCCAACAAAGAGATTACGTCGACTGGTTCTACTTCATCGAATGGAATAAAAGACCAGAAAGACTACTCAAAACAGGAGATGAAGTTGAGTTCAAATACATCACGAAAGTCCCGTACGAAGAATTCCTCAAAGGAATCAAAGTCTCCTTCAAAACAGAAGGATTCTATTTCGATGCAAGGAAAGCACCAAAGATCGATCAACACGGATTTCCTGGGCAATGAGTATATGTTAGTTGTTTGTGACAAATGTTCTATAGTATTTGAAGCAATGAGTATAGATAAAATAAACAAGACATGTCCAAAGTGTGCAAACCCAGATCCTTTAGAAGAATATAAGGATCCTGATAGATGTAATTGTTATTCATGCATGGCAGGAAGAGCCATGAGAAAGGCAGCAAATGAGGCTGGTATATGATATAGAAACTAATGGACTTGAACCTGATAAGATCCATTGTTTAGTAGCAATAGATATAGATACCGAGAAGGTATATAAATTTGCTGATGAGGATATCTATCTTCCAGGTATAATGGATGGAATAAGATTTCTACAATCAGCAGATCTAATTGTTGGTCACAATATAATATCATTCGATAATTATTGGATCAAACAATTATATAATGTAGATTTAAATACAATTAAGATACATGATACACTAATCATGAGTCAAGTATTGAGATATAAACGTAAACATAGACATGGACTTGGTGCATGGGGTGAATTCTTAAATAATTCTAAGATAGAATTCCATGATTGGTATCACTACTCCGAAGAGATGATGAGATACTGTGTACAAGATGTTAAGTTAAACCTTGAAGTATATCATAGGTTAACTCAAGAATTCCAGGCTATAGCTAAGAATAATCCTTTAATAGTAGAAGGTATGAGAGTAGAACATGCAACAGCTATGTTCAATACTAAAGTAAGAGAAAGAGGTTGGAACTTCGATATCGATAAAGCTAATGCTAATCTTAAACATATGAGAAGCAGAATGAAAAAGATAGAGAAAATCATGGAACCGAGGCTAGGTAAGAGAAAGGTTTATATAGATAAACTACCTAAGATCGCTAAGTATACTAAGAAAGGATGGTATACAGCTACAACAGCGAGATTATTATCTGAATACTTTGGTAAAACTGTTAGACCTGAAGACGCTATTGATAATGCTCCAATATTTCCTAATCAAGAGTTCAGAAGATATAAAGATGAACAGATAACTATGGGATCTATGGATCTAGTTAAGGACTGGTTGAAGGCTAATGGTTGGAAGCCAGATGAGTGGGTAATTAAGAAGGTAGGATTTGAATGGATTAAACAATCTCCTAAACTTACACCAACATCTTTAAATAAACTAGGTTCTATTGGTAGATTAATCGATAGATATTATACATTAAGATCTAGATCTTCTGTGATAGAAGGATGGATCAATCAATTGAAAGATGGTAGATTACATGGTAACATGTTTACTATCGGAACTCCAACTTATAGGTGCAGACATGAAGTCATTGTTAATTTACCTGCAGTCTCTGCTAGATATGGTAAGAAACTCAGAGAGTTATTTATTGCAGACAGGAACAGCGTTGTTGTTGGTGCTGACTCTTCTGGGAATCAGCTTCGGGGTCTATGTCATTATGTTGGAAATCCTGAATTTACTAATGAGGTAATTTATGGAGACCAACATCAACGAAACGCAGATGCTCTTGGTTGTAGCAGACCTGTTGCAAAGTCCTATCTCTACGCTTATCTGTTTGGTGCAGGTGATGGAAAGCTGGGTCAAGTACTTACTGGCAAGTCTAATGCTACTGTAGGCAGAGAATCAAGAGAGAATTTTGCTAAAGGAATCAAGGGTTTACAAGACTTACGTGATAAATTAGGTAAGGTTTGGAAGAACACTCATTATACTCAAGGTGAAGGATGGTTCTCAGCAATAGATGGTAGACCTGTCTTCTGTCCTGCTGAACATCAAACTCTTAACTATCTATTACAGAGCATGGAAGGTATATCCTGCAAGGCAGCAATAGCTTACGCTATGGAAAAGATAGAGGCTGAAGGATTAAGAGCTGAACCAAGATTATTCTATCATGATGAACAGGCATGGAACTCCCATCCTGATGATGCAGATAGAGTAGGTGAGATACTTAAAGAGTCCTTTAAAGAAGCTCCAAAGAAATTTAATATTAACTGTATGGATGGTGGCGATTATGTTAAAGGAACTAGCTACGCGGATGTCCATTAATGATGTTATAACTTCTGTCTTCGGTCTAACCGCAGCAGTATTAGTAGCATTCAAATTCCCACAGCCCTACTTTGGTATGGCCTTTTGGTTGTACTCAGTAGGAGCTATGTGTGGAATCATCTCAAACTATAGGCGTAAGAATGTACCGTATGTCCTTCTTTTTACAGGATTTTTCTTAATAGATACATACGGTATATATAACTGGTGGCCTTGGTAGAAAGGAAAATAATGGAACCATTAATCATTCTTGATGTAGACTCTTTGTATTTCAGAGTCTGCTTTAAGACTAAAAAGAAGAATGAAATACGTAAGACAATAGATAAATGGCTTGATGAAATACATGGGAATAATTTCATGGGTAATTTCAAGATAGCTATTAAAGGTAGAGGTAATTGGAGAAAGGACTATTACCCTCAGTATAAAGCTAATCGTCCTGATCTAGCACAAGATATGAAAGATGCTTTACATTATGCACATGGATATTTAGTGGATAAACATAATGCAGTTCAAGCAGATGGAATGGAAGCAGATGATCTCGTATCTATATGGGCTCATGAAGCTAGAGAAATGGAGATACCTTATGTAGTGGCAGGAATAGATAAAGATCTATTACAGATACCTGGAAATCACTACAACTTTGTTAAGCAAGAGCATCAGTTCATTGATGACAAGACAGCATACTATAAACTCATGTTACAGTGTCTAACTGGTGATAACAGTGACAATATTCCTGGTATTAAGGGAATAGGACCTAAGAAAGCTGAGAAAATACTATCCCCGTGTGTCAGAGACAACCACTGGCGGCGTGTTCGTGCTGCTTGGAGGTATCATAAGGCCGGAGATCCTTACGTGTCCTGGAGGCTGTTAAAAATGCTTACTACATTTGAGGAATTAGATGATATTCAGAAAGAAATTAAGAGTAAAGCCAGTCTCAGTGAATGAGGCTTGGCAACTCAAAGGATTTAGAAAGTTTAAATCAAGAGTATATAAATACTACCAAGATGAAATTGCGTTACAACTACGTATGACTGATTGGCCATTCAATAGAGATGAAGAGCTGTATGCTATATACAGAGTAGGATTTAGTAATAAACTCTCTGATTTAGACAATGCAATTAAACCTATACAGGATACACTATCTAGCCTGTATGGATGGAATGATAATAAAGTTTATGGTTTTAAAGCGACGAAACTAATCGTCCCAAAGGGAAAGGAATATATTAATGTCGCGATATATACAAGGAGCATGTCCTGCTTGCAAAAGTAGTGATGCGTATACAATCTATATAGAAAAGGGAGATAGCTATTGCTATTCTTGTGGATATAATAGACAAAATATAAAAGAGAAAGATAATGAGATGGATAGATCTACTAATAGTATACAGTCTGTGGATAGCAATGAGTCCAGGCTTCTGGAAATCAGCAGCTTTAGCTCTCATAGTAGCAGCTATCGTGGTATTTCCCCGTACGTATACGAAAGATTCGGAGTAAAAGCTAAGGCTAGTTCACAATACTACCCATATACAGACGATGATGGTGAAGTTGTAGCCTATAAAGAAAGACAATGTAAAGATAAGAAGTTCTTTACACATGGTAACTTCTCTAATGTACAACTGTTTGGTCAATCTAACTTCGCACCAGGTGGTAAGAAGTTAGTGATAACTGAAGGAGAATTAGATTGTCTATCAGTGGCTGAAGTCTTTAATAAGAAGGGAACTATATATCCTGTAGTTTCTTTACCATCAGCAACAGGACATAACTCATTACTAAGACAGAGAGATTGGATAAGATCTTTCGATGAAGTAATATTATGGTTTGATAATGATGAAGCAGGACAGAAAGCTATTGAACAGGCTGCTAAGATAATAGGATATGAGAAAACTAAAGTCGTTAAGGTTAAAGATAAAGATGCTAATGATATGCTGCAAGAACGAGGAAGTGATTCCGTTTCTTCTTGTATTTGGAATGCTCCTCGTTATAGTCCCGCTGGTATATTAACTAACGGTGAGATATGGGAAAAGTATGAAGCTCATAAACTAATAGAGTCTATACCATATCCTCCATGTCTTAAAGGTATCAATGATAAGACTAAAGGTATGAGAGAAGGAGAGATAACTCTATTCACTAGTGGTACTGGATCTGGTAAGAGTACAGTAATAAAAGAAATACTATATGATCTTATTAATACTCATAATAGAAAGGTAGGATTAGTATCACTTGAAGAATCTATCCATGATACAGTATCTAAGTTTCTATCTATGAATAAGAACGATGAAGCTAAAACTAAAGAAATGTTTAAGCAAGTTGCTTTGTTAGACCATCAAGGTTCTGTTGGGGATACTAGTTTAGTAGATAAGATAGAACTCATGGCTCTAATGGGATGTACTCATATAGTATTAGATCATATTACTATTGCAGTATCTGAAGGAACTGAAGGACTAGAAGGTAATGCAGCTATAGATAAAGTTATGTCTGATCTACTTAAGGTAGTAAAGAAACATAATATATGGTTAGGATTAGTATCTCATTTAAGAAAGTCTATGTCAGGTAAATCATTTGAGGAAGGGAATCTAGCTTCTATTGATGACATCAAAGGATCAGGATCTATTAAGCAGATCTCATTTGATATCATTGCATTTGCTAGAAATCTTGTAGCTAAAGATGATATAGAAACTAGAACAGTTAAATTCAGAGTATTAAAGTCTAGATTTACTGGACTTACTGGTGATGCTGGTTCTGCTACCTACAATAGAGAGACTACAAGATTGGAGGGCAATGGTGAGTTCAATATTGAACAAGCAACGACTGTATGATGAATTATATATGGATCTGGCCGTACGTATCGGTCAGATGTCATATGATAATAGATATAAAGTCGGTTGTGTTATAGTATTAGACGGACAAATCATATCTCAAGGATGGAATGGTATGCCTAAAGGTATGCCTAATAAAACAAGAGATAATGAAGGTAAGACTAATCCTGAAGTTATACATAGTGAAGATAATGCTCTTCGTAAATTAAAGAAACATAAGATGAGTGCAAAAGGTGCTACAATCTACTGTACTCATTCACCCTGCGCACACTGTGTAACATTAATAAAGAAAGCAGGAATAAAGAGAGTCGTATACAAATCTACATACGATAGAAATGCACTTGAACTTTTGAAAGGAATCAAGCATGAGAGGATTAGACCAAATAAAGGATTACTTACTAAATAAAATTAGTAAAGTAAATATTAATAATCCCAAAGCTAATACAGGTGCGGTGCTATTAAAACTACATAAGAATATCGAGCAAGATATAGATAAGATAGTTTATATAGCATATCATACATTACAATTACATTTTACTACAGATAATACTAGTAATCCAGCTGGTACTGCAGGGCTTACTATGATTAGTACTGCTATTGGTACGAAAGTATATAACTATATACACAGAGAACCTATACCTTGGAAAGAACAGGTAAGACTCGGAGATCTATTCATTGAAGCCTTCTATAATGAGGGATTCGTAAGTCTAGAATATCCTAAGATATATAAAGGATCTTATACTGTTAAGGTTACTCCTGAATGGGAAAGACTAGCAGAAATACCTATACCTAATGATAGTATAGTATTACAATATACTTCTGATACTCCTTATACTGACGTACGTATTAAAGGAAATGATAAAGTATATGCTGATGATGTACCATGGGTTAGATCAGTAAGAAAACTACAGTCTACACCTTGGAATCTTAATGAAATTACATTTAATACTATGCTTAATCACAGGCATTTATTTATATCTGATACTCCTATTAAAGACGATGAACTAAAAGAGTTAAAGAGAATAAGTAAGAAGGGTGAGTGGAGATTTATAGAAGATAAATCTAACTTAGCATTAGACTTACAAACCTTTTATCAAGAAGCTGATGCTGATTATAGAGGTAGAGTATACTATAAAGAATCTTTCTTAAACTTTCAAGGTTCTGATTGGGCTAGAGGTTTATTATTATTCGATGAAGGTAAAGAGCTAGATCAAAGTGGTGAGTATTGGTTAGCAGTTCATACAGCCTCAAGTTATAATATGTCTTATAATATAGACAGAATACCTGAGTGGTGTGAAGCCGATTATAAATCCTATCTAGAATCAGAAGGATTAGAATCTATATCTGTAGATAAGATGACATTAGATGATAGAGTAAGATGGACTAATTACTACATGAATTCTATTATAAGATTAGGTGAAAGAAATAAGATGTTAAAGGGTGCAGAAAAGAAAGTCTCATTCTTTAGCTGTTGTTATGAATGGTATCAAATAATGATAGCCAAGAATGAGAACAGATCTCATATATCTCATTTACCTATACCTATAGATGGTAGTAATAATGGATGGCAACATCTTGGTGCTAT